CCCCGACTATCGTCCCTTCGACATGAGTGACTTCGGGTTCAGCCGCGCTGTGCACATGTTGCAAACAGCGCGGTTGGCGGCATCACGCCGCCTGGACGAGGACCGCGCGCTGCCCCGGCAACGCGACGTCATCATGCGCCTGCGCCCCGACCTGACGGGTTTCGCACTGCAGGAGCCAGAGCCAGTCGCCGCGACGCGTACCTACACGTGGTCGGAAGCGCGCGCGCAGTTATCCGACGACGCTTCCTCGCGCCAGCGGTACGCCGGCGTGGACATGGGACTCTCCGGCGCAACACCGGAGCTCGCGATTGGCGCTAACATGTACCTTTGGGCGGTGCGGGCCATGAGCTCGGTCGGTGGCGAGGTCGAGCAGGACCTCAAGCGTCTCGGCTGGATGCAGCGTGTAGGAACAGCTAACTACGTAGACTGGGCGAGTTGGTTGAATCTGCGTGCGAAAAAGGAACAGACCACACTTAGTAAGCACTGGCTGTATCTGGCTGAGCTAAGCGGTCTGTCCGGCTACGCCGCCGTCGACGAATCGGCATTCCTAGAGAGTGTGACCGCGTGGGTAACCGATAAGCGACCTAAGCAGTCGCTCTTCGCCGGGATGAGCTGGGTCGAGACGCTGGTAGCGGCCCTCCACCTAGTAATGACCTCGCTAAACCAGCACCGACCCCTAGAGTTGCAGACGTTAGAAGAGTGGGCGCAGGACCCGATGAACTGGGGGCTCCAGGGCTCATCGTGGGACGTACACGGCACACGGCTGTATGTCACCACTCCGGGTGGTGCCCGCCCCACAGCGCGCACCAAGTGGGCGAGCGCGCTGAAGCTCTCCCCTGCCGACGTCGTCTCGCGCGTGATGGCCTGGACCCGTCAGAGCGCTAAAGCTGTTGCGAAACGCGAGACTAAGAAGGTGCGCGCCGTAGTTAGCGTCGATCTCGATACCTATCTAAAGATGAAATACTGCGATCACTGGCTGCGGCAGTTCCTGCAAGGTTCAGCGGAGAGCACGCTATGGATGAGTGCTAAGCAGCGGCTCGACATGGCCCGCGAGATGATAGCACCGGCGGGAGTGAAGATCGGGATTGACCAGATCGAATTCGACCATGTGCCAGAAAGGTCAGAGGTAGTTGCAATGATCGGCGTCGTCGCTTCGTTCGTCCCGCGTGGAACACGCGCGACAGCAGACTTAGACGCAGTGTTCGCCCGCGTGAAGTACGCCCTCGACGGCGGCAAGGTCATGGTCAAAGACGTGCACGTCCCGATCGTCAACGGGATACTGTCCGGGTGGTTGTGGACCGCGACGATCGATACCTTGTTGAACTTGGCCGAGTGTAAACTGGCAGAGATGTATTTGGAGCGGATCACCGGCGAGCAGTTGGTGCACCGTACAGCGCAGGGTGACGACTTGAGAGTCACTGTGCCTTCATGGAGGGCGGCGGCCATCTTCGTAAGCGCCTACGAGAGGATGGGACTGCCGATCAACTACGCGAAGACACTGATTGGCACACGATACGACGAGTTCTTACGTAAAGTGGGCGATTCCGACACCAAGGTCGTCACCGGCTACCCGGCCCGCGCAATCAACTCCATACTCTGGCGCAATCCAATCAACGATGTGGAGCGTCCCGGGACGCAGCGCCTCGCAGGAACATTCGAGCGCTGGAATACTCTTGCAGGCCGGATGTGGTGCGGTAGCATCCCGGC